ACCAAAAAACAAAGTTGCGGCTCAGAAATTAGCTGTCAACGATTATACAATACACGGAGAATAATTATGGGATTTTTAATGCCTAAAGTACCAGCGATGCCATCAATACCACCAGTTCAGCCTTTACCAACACCACCAAGCTATGACGATACGGCTAGAGCTGAAGCTGCTAAAGCAAAAAGAGATAAGATTAGAGCTGGAAGAACGGGAAGATCTGCAACGATTTTAACCACAGCTAAAGGTTTAGATGATGACGAATATTCAACAAAGAAAACTTTACTAGGAGAATAATATGGGAGGAGTATTTAGACCAAAACCACCAGCACCGCCACCAGCACCAGTTTATACACCAACTAAAGCTGAGGTATCACAAGTAACATCAACGGATGCAAGCGGAATATTAAAAGGCAAAGGTAGATCTAGCACAATATTAACGGGTGCAAAAGGTTTAGGCGATAACGCATTAACAACAACCAAGAAATCATTACTCGGAGGATAGATGGCTATAGACCCAAAAGCAAAAATGATTATTGAGAGATATAAAACTCTCAAAGCAAAAAGAGTTACATGGGAAGATCATTGGCAAGATTTAGCAGACTATTTCTTACCAAGAAAATCAAATATTACCATGAAACATACTAAGGGAGATAAAAGGCATGACCAGGTTTATGATGGTACAGCTACTCACGCATTAGAATTATTATCAGCTAGTTTAAATGGTATGTTGACGAATACGATTTCTCCGTGGTTTATTTTAAAATTTAGAACCGATGCAACGAATGAAGATGATACAGCCAGAGAATGGTTGGAAAATTGTGGAAAAGTTATGCAGCAAGTATTTGCTAGATCTAATTTTCAACAAGAAATTTTTGAATTATATCACGAGCTATTATGTTTTGGAACATCTGCAATGTTTATTACAGATGATGCAAATGATGATTTAAGATTTAAAACAATTCATATTTCAGAAATATTTATTACTGAAAATGAAAAAGGATTAGTGGATAGTTTAACAAGAAGATTTAATCTTCAAAATAAAAATATTCCATTAATGTACCCAGAGGCAGAATTACCAAGAGCAATCATAACGGATATAGAAAAAGCTCCACATGAAGAGGCAATAATTTTACACTCAGTTTATCCTAACGAAGTTAAAATGGGATATGACAATAGTAAAAATATGGATTGGGTATCTTGCCATGTCCACGAAAAAACTGAAACTTTATTAAAAGAAAGCGGTTTTAAAGAATTTCCTTATGTAGTACCAAGATATTTAAAATCTTCTTCAAACGAAATTTTTGGAAGATCTCCAGCAATGAATGCGTTGCCTGATACGAAGATGTTAAATACAATGTCTAAGACAACTATTAAAGCAGCACAAAAACAAATTGATCCACCTTTAATGGTTCCTGACGATGGTTTTATGTTACCTATAAGAACTGTTCCTGGCGGATTAAATTTTTATAGATCAGGAACAAGAGAAAGAATTGAACCATTAAACATTGGTTCAAACAATCCTCTTGGTTTACAAATGGAAGAACAAAGAAGAAAAGCAATTAGAGAAAACTTTTTTGTAGATCAGTTAATGACTGTCCAAGGTCAAAACATGACCGCAACAGAGGTTATGCAAAGAACTGAAGAGAAGATGAGATTACTGGGACCCGTGTTAGGCAGACTTCAATCTGAATTATTACAGCCTTTAATTACAAGATCTTTTAATTTATTATTTAAAAATGGTAAATTTCCACAACCGCCAGAAATGCTAGGCGACCAGGATATTGAAATAGAGTATGTTTCTCCATTAGCAAAAGCTCAAAAAACACAAGAGCTTTCATCTATTATGAGAGGTATAGAAATATTTGGCTCAATGCAAAATATTGCACCAGTATTTGATTACATAGACATAGATGGTTTAGTTAGTCATGTTACAGATGTTTTAGGATTGCCAGCTAAAATTATGAGATCAAAAGGAGAAGTTCAACAAATTCAACAACAAAAACAACAAGCCGAAATGGAGCAAATGCAATTACAACAAGCTCAGCAAGTAGCTGAAGCTGCGGGTAAAATAGCACCAGCTCTCAAGGTGGCTAATGAATAAAGATGATTTAAAGCAATTAATTATTGCTTACAAACAAGTTTTTGAATCTGACCATGGTAAAAAAGTTATGGAAGATTTGGAAAAGAGATGCAGCTTTCACTCGACTACTCACATTAAAGGGGATAGCCACGAAAGTGCATTTTTAGAAGGAACAAGATCAGTAGTCTTGTTTATTAAAAATATGCTTAACAAAAAAGGAGAATAAATATGTCAAGCGAAAATCAAGAGGTAGCAGTACCAGTTGAACAACCATCGGTACTGTCTGGAGACCCTAAAACAGAAACTCCAGAAACAAACACAGATTGGAAAGTAAGTCTTTCCGATGATGTAAAAGCGGATAAATCTTTAGAAAATATTAAAGATATTAATGCGCTAGCCAAAAGTTATATCCATGCACAGAAAATGGTTGGATCGGATAAAATTCCAGTTCCAAACAAATATGCAACCGATGATGATTGGAATGCCGTTTATGAAAAACTAGGCAGACCAAAAACTGCGGATGGATATAAGTTTGACTTACCGCAAGATAAACAAGTGGATGAGGTATCATTAAAAGAATTTTCCAGCCAGGCGCATAAGTTAGGATTACTTCCTAGCCAGGCTCAAGGGATGGTTAAATTTTATAATGAAATAACAGCTAAATCTTTACAAGATGCTGACAGCAAAGCTCTTACTGCTAGAGAAACTAGCACTAAAGAACTTAAACAAGAGTGGGGTCAAGCATTCGATCAAAAGGTTTCACAAGCAGCAACTTTAGCAAAATCAGTTGGTGCTACAGAACTTTTAGATACTAATTTAGCAGACGGAACCAAACTGGGAGATCATCCAGTTATGATTAAAGCATTTGCAGAATTAGCAAATAAGATGGGAGAAGATAGTATTGTTCAAGCATCTGGACCAACTTATCTGACACCAAACCAAATAGAAAAACAAATTGGAGAACTGACGCAGACGGATTCGGCTTATTGGGATAAAAACCATCCGAACCATCAGGCAGCAGTTTCAGAAGTTTTAGCTTTACGAGAAAAGAAAAATCAAGTATAGCTGAAAATGATTAGGAAAATCGAAAGACCCTAGTTGACACTATGAAAGTATAGGATCCAGGAGATCTAAAATCGAGGAGCGACCCGTAAGGATAATCATCCGATTTAATATAAACACAAACAAACGGAGGAACTTTTATGAGTTCACAAATAACTACTTCCTTTGTAGAGCAGTATAGTTCAAATGTATCTATGCTTTCTCAACAAATGGGAAGTAAATTAAGATCTTCTGTTGATGTGGAAAAAGTTACTGGGAAAAACGCTTTCTTCGATCAAGTCGGAGTTACGGCTGCTCAAATAAGAACGAGCAGACATGGCGATACACCTCAGATTGACACTCCACATAGTAGAAGAAGATTGAGCTTGGCTGACTACGAATGGGCTGATCTTGTTGATGATGTTGACAAGGTTAGAATGCTTGTAGATCCAACTAGCTCATACGCAAGAGCGGCAGCGGCAGCGATGAATAGAGCAATGGATGATGTTATTATAACAGCGTTCAACGCATCTGCATCAACTGGTGTTGCTGGTGGTACATCAACAGCTTTGCCTTCAACGCAAAAATTTGCAACAAGTGACCAATCAGATGGTTTAACTATTGCAAAACTTTTGTCTGCGAAGAAAATCTTAGATAATAACGATGTTGACCCTTCATTGAAGAGATACATTGTTTGCGGACCACAACAGATCTCAGATCTATTAGGAACAACTCAAGTTACAAGTTCGGATTACAATGTAGTTCGTGCCTTAGCAACTGGAGCAGTTAGTTCTTACTTAGGTTTTGAGTTCATAATGTCAACAAGACTGAACATGGATGCAACTTATACAACTGACAGATTAGTTTTTGCATATACTGAAGATGCTATTAAATTAGGTATCGGAAAAGATATATCTGCAAAAATCTCTGAAAGAGCTGACAAGTCTTACTCAACCCAGGTGTACTATTGTATGGCTTTGGGCGCTGTAAGAATGGAAGAAGAAAAAGTTGTTCAAATTCCATGTCATGAAGCATAATCTATAGGAGATATATAAAATGGCTGTTACAACACAACTAAGTGCTGAATATACAATTCAGACTACTACTCCTATCGTCAA